CACGCGTAGTCGAAACTAAGCGCCCCTGGTGGGTAACCCCAGATGGCAAGAAGTGGCTGACAAAGAAAGAGGCGAACGAAGCGGGACACAAGGACGTCAAGAAAGGCGAGATGCGCACCAAAGAAGTTCCGTTTAACCCACAGAGCCGCGACCAGATCTCAGAGAGACTCATCGAAGACGGTTGGAAGCCTGAGTTTTTCGAGGGTAAACGACCAGCGATCAACGAGGCAGTGCTTCGGGGCATCGGCACACCGCAGAGCCTAAAGTTACTTGAGTATCTGTTGGTTGCCAAACGACTCGGACAGTTAGCCGAAGGTAAAAACGGTTGGCTCAAGCTTGTTAATAATAATAATATTTATGGCTCAGTGAACACAGGTGGGACCGTAAGTGGCCGCTGTAGTCACCAGTCTCCGAACGTTGCACAGTGTCCTTCGGTTTCTGCTGAATACGGCTACGAGTGTCGTGCGTTGTTCACTGCTCCTCCAGGGCGTGTCCTAGTGGGCTGCGATGCATCTGGGCTTGAGTTGCGAATGTTAGCCGCTTACTTACACAAGATCGACGATGGTCGCTACACCAACGAGATCCTGAGTGGTGATGTGCACACAGCGAACCAAGAGGCCGCAGGCTTACCAGATCGCTCGGCAGCGAAACGCTTCATCTACTGCCTAATCTACGGCGGGTCAGACTCGAAGATCGGAGAGGTCGTCGATGGGACCGCCCAGGACGGCAGCAGGCTCAAGGCTCAGTTTTTCAAACAGATGCCAGCGATCAAAAGGTTACGCGAGGCCGTCAAAGACAAAGTAGAAGGTTTTGGTTTCCTCAAAGGACTCGACGGGCGCACGTTGCCCTGTAGGTCCCCGCACTCGGCTGTTAATCTTTTGTTACAGTCAGCCGGGGCGATATGCATGAAGCAAGCACTGGTGCACTTTGTCAACGACATGGCCGGAGAAGACTACACGCTCCACGCTAACGTCCACGATGAGGTCCAGTTTAGTTGCCCTCCAGAAAAAGCAGACGAATACGGCCAGCGCTTTGTCAATGCTATCATCAAAGCTGGTGAAACCTTTGGTCTCCTGTGCCCGCTAGACGGAGAATACAAAGTCGGAAACAACTGGGCCGAAACACATTAAAGATATGAAATTAATAATAGACGGAGATATGTTCCTGTATCGCGCCTCGTTCTCTACTGAGGTCGAGATCAAGTGGGACGAAGACACATGGACCCTACACTCAAGCGAGAAGGAATCACAGCACAGCTTTGACTCTTGCCTCATGGGTGTGGTCAACAAGCTAGACAAGGACGCAGAGTTTATCGTGGCGTTCTCAGACACCGAGAACTACCGCTACGATATATTCCCTAATTATAAATCAAACCGGAGAAACACGCGTAAACCTCTAGGCCTAAAAGCTCTCCGAGAGTGGGCCATTGAGTCCTACGATTCCCGTGTGTTCCCGAGGCTTGAGGCTGACGACGTGTGCGGCATCATGGCCACTGAAGACCCGACCTTTGTGGCTGTCAGTGGTGACAAAGACTTTGGGACCCTACCGATTACCTGGTATAACATGTTGCGCGACACGATGAACTCGGTGACCCCCGAGGAAGCCGACAAGTTCCACCTCATCCAGACACTCGCAGGTGACCCGACCGACGGCTACATGGGCGTCAAAGGGATCGGCACTAAAACCGCCGAGAAGATCCTTGAGAAAGACGGATACAACTGGGAAACTGTGGTGGCGACCTACGAGAAAGCAGGGCTCACCGAAGACGACGCACTGGTCACCGCCAGGCTCGCCAGGATACTACGCGCCTCCGACTACGATGGCGTTGACATTAAACTATGGACACCATGAGACACCTACTGATACTAAGTGAAACTATGAGACGCGCGGGTGTCACGACGTTCTACCGGGCTAGCCTGTGTATCGCTGTGTTCGAGAAGCCTGGCATTGAGAACCGCCTTCTGGCTCGACTCATGGGCCTTAGCGGTGAGAACATCACAACGGCCATGCGTTACCTCGCGAAATACAACTTGATTCGCAAAGAGACAGTCACCACGCCAGAGAATAAGCGTATTAATAAATATTATCCCACACCGTATCTAAAAGACACCCTGGCTAACTTAGACTACGACCTAAAGAACCACTACCATGAACAAACAAAATAAGAGTGTGTTACCTGACTCAGGGGAACGCAGTGAATTCGACACGGGAGCCGTGCGAGACGCCATGATCGGCAAGGGGATGCCTAGTTGTATCCCCATTGCTGCTCTCCAGGCTGTGTCGCGTCGCTTTGAAGACGGTGCCACCAAGTATGGCAGGGACAACTGGCGCAAAGGCATCCCTTTGTCTCGCTATGTTGACAGCTTGTATCGCCACCTGTGGGCGTTTATGCAGGGTGACTTAAGCGAAGACCACGGTGGGGCGGTCATATGGAACGCTATGTGTCTCGTTGAGACTCGCAAAATGATCGACAACGGTGATTTACCTAAAACTCTAGACGATATTTCTTGACTCATGAGCTTATATGAAAACACCGAGCACTGGCCTACAGTGCCATTGAGTTTGCTTGAAGCTATCGAAAAGGCATATCCGAAGCGAGACTTTGGGCCTACTACACCTCTGAGGCATCTCGACTACCACTATGGACAGCGCTCGGTTGTTACGTTTCTCCGCACTGTTCACGAAGAACAAAACAAAAATATTCTCAACACCAACCTAAGACAATAAGCCATGTGTATGTCAGCCCCTAAGATGCCTGAAATTCCTAAACCTCCGGCACCCCCACCGCCGCCCACCAAGGTCGCACAGAAAGCTCTTAGCCCGGTTAGACAACAACGTAAAACTAAGGCATCGCGTCGTTCTCCACTTACAATCCCTCGTTCTTCACTTAGCACACCTAAAGGAGGAGCGGGGGTTAATTATTCATAAATATATACTAAACAGAAACCATGCCTGAAATTACAAGAATCGGAACTGTGTCTCGCAATGTGACCAGCGCCGCTGATATCGACATGACTTGGAATGGAAGCTCTGGAATGTTTGCTGTTATTGGCACATTCGGATCGGCCCAAATCAAGCTCCAGCACAAGATCGCTGATTCTTATGTTGATATCGGTGAAGACGTAACGTTCACTGATGACGGACAAGCACTGTTCACGACGTCCTCGAAGGAGCTCAGAGTTGACCTTAGTGCTGCGCCTACCAACGTGGACATCATCGTCGCTCCTGTCGCTGATAACAAAGCATTCTAATAATGTCTCTCACCCGACCACTCACGCGTCCGCTTACTAGGGCTATTAGCCAATCGGAGCTAACCCAAAAACTTGGAGGGGGCTTTAGCATATTTGCGCTAAACCCTTACCTTTTGTTTGACGCGCGTGACTCGATGGTCGGGACCCTGGAGAACCCAACGCTCGACTTGAACCCGGCGTTACCTGAGACACTCGACGTAATCACAGCGACGCGGGCAGGAACCGCCACGTTCACAGATGTCAACGGTAACATAGCGTCTGCCCCAGCGAACACGGTGCGCGTTGACCACGTTGATGGAGTGCCGATGATTCTGGTGGAGCCGAGTGCGACTAACTTGGTTACTTACAGTGAAGACTTTAGTGAAAACTATTGGGGAAAACAAAATGTTACCGTCTCCGCTGCTCCTGTTGCTGCGCCTGATGGCTCCATGACTGCTACGCATGTTGTAAAGGGAACTTCGGAAGGTCACCTTGTAAAGTCGCAAATTGTAACGAACGGCTCTGACACAATAAGCATTTGGGCTAGAACGGTAAGCGGCTCGGGGACAGTTTTCTTTAATTATCACGCAGGCACACCATCAACGGTTACCGACGAATGGCAACGGTTTGAGGTCACTGCGAATGCCGCCCACGTTTATGCTGTTAATTTTCGCGGGAGTTCAACACTTAATGAGGTTTATATTTGGGGAGCGCAAGCCGAAGCCGGAAGCGTCGCCACGTCCTACATACCGACATCAGGTTCCACCGTAACGCGAGCCGCTGACGACCTTGTGATTTCCGGCAGTGACTTTAGTGACTTTTACAATGCGAGCGAGGGGACGGTTTATTTTGAAACAAGTATTAACTCTTCGGGAGCATCTTATCCTGTAATGTTCCATGGTGGCTCATCGGCTCACTATTTAAGAATAAATAATGATGGTCAGTTCAGAATTAAAACCGCGGGCAGTGACCAAGTAAGTATGGTGATTGGGAGTATTCCAGCTAACAGTCTTGCGAGAGCTGCTGTCTCTTACAAAGAGAACGATTTCCTTGGTTCTGTAAATGGAGGCTCTGAAGTGACGGACACCTCTGGATTGGTTCCAACGGTAAACCAACTTCAAATAGGCTCTTATTTTAATAACACGTCGCATATCAACGGCCACATCAAGCGTCTCATCTACTGGCCATACCATAGTAATAGCCTGTAATTAATAATATATATTTCAAACAATGGCACTCAATCTATCCACACTGACGAACTCAGCGACATCTGGTGACGTTCTAGCAGAAGCCCTGACGACCGCTGACTTCCTTGAGCCGACTCCGGTGTTACGCAATCTCGCCAGAGGCAGTAACAAGGGCGGCGATGCGAAACAAGGGACAGCCCTAAACCAGCCTAAAGCGTTGCCCTTAGATGCCAATGGGAAAGGCTATTGTTATCTTCCGGTCACCACTGGAAACGCTCCGGCTGTTACCTTTCCGACTATTGGAGCTAATGATAACTTTGTGCTGGAGATGGTGGTTTATATTGTAAACTTGGAAGATTTCCATGTCGTTTCCGGTTCTAACAATCACAGAATTTTGATTTACAGTCCCAGCGGAGTCCCGTCCTTCCAATACCGCGATAGCTCAAATAACAATAATGCAGCCCTAAGCGGCTCTTTGTCGGCTGGTTTAAGCACTCTTAGGTTTGAGAAAACAGGCAGCACTTTGGTATTTAAGCAGAACGGGGCGGTAAAAGGCACTATTAATAATATTACAGCAGCCCCTACGTTTACGCACCTTAGTTTCAATGGTCAGTTTTCAACGTCGCGCCTACCACTCAACGGCTACATTCAAAGCGTTACGTTATCTATCGGCGGAACTGAGCAACTTAACTGCGACTTCACGGCCACCAACGTGCGCCACGGTGACACCAAGTTCAAATGCGCGACTGGTCAGGTGGTAACAATCAACCAGTCCGGCAACGACCCAGCCACGGTTATCAAGAAGCCTGTCTTGCGGTTCGATGGTGCTAACGACTTCATGGATGGCTTGTTGAACCAGACAGTGACTGGTGGTTATCTATTTGCTGCTTTCAGTGTGCTTGGTAATGGTGGAGAAGTGCAATCAAGAATTTTTAGTATGAACTCTACAGGTGCGCTTGAATACGAGGCAGGTGGGTTTGACTTGAGAAGGAATAGCGTAGACGGCTCTAACCTTGAGTTTAGATACAACGGCGAACAAGCCGCAACGATACACCAAGACGTAATGGACGATAGCCTTGGTGATATTTTGTTAGAGCATCAATTTCAAAACGGCGCACAGGTCAGTAAGCTAAACAATGCAAACGAAGCGAATGGAACGACAAGTCTTTCAGGTGTTCTAAGTTCTGAAGAATTCAGAATATCAGCACTCAAAGGTGCAACAAGCAGAAACGGTGCGCTAGACCTAGAGTTGCTTGCCCTCTTCCCTGCGACCATCACCGACGCCCAAGCTGACGACGTTCGTAATTATATTAATAATAGGAACAACGTGTTCGACCTAAAGGACGGCTTTGGTTACTACTTCTTTGACCCTCAGATTTTCCCTATCGTTGACCCTGCTGATTTTGTTTCTTACTGGAACGGTAATATTGTTGGTTCTGATCTCACACTTAACGCTTCTGTTAGCCAATCTGTAGTCAACCACCGACCAGCACGGGATGGCTACAAGGTTACATTTAACGACAACGCTGACCACCTTGTGGTTGCAAGTCCACTGTCAGGAGGGCAAGCTGGCTGGCAAATCGTAGGCACGTCACTCGGAACCTTTGTGTATCGCGTGGACAACGATGCGGTCACTGAGTTAAACCTTTTGGGTAACGCTGGCGCTGTAAGGTCAATCGGAGACCTTTACGGAATCATCTTGTTACCAGCATCAGCAACAGGCAAAGACATCGAAGACGCTAGGAAGCTCTTAATCGATAGAGGAGCTTCAGATGCCGTAAGCGCAAGTAGTGTCCAACAGTTTTGGCAGAGCCGGAATGATATTGTTGAATTCAAACAGGTAGACACTTCAAGCGTCACCTCATTTAAAGATGGCTGGCGATTCTGTGCCTCTCTTGAAATCTTTCCTCCACTTCAAGCTCCAAATTGCACGAACTTTTTAAACGCATGGCAAGGCACTTCGGCCCTAAAGTCATTTCCAGAGAACGCAAAGCTCGGCACGGAGGCGAACAATGTGAACTTTACGAGCGCATGGGAGTCGAGTGGACTTACTTCTTTTAGCACTCCGCTTCCGACAGCGACCAATTTAGCGGCTGCATTTAGGTTTTGTAATCCGCTTGTTAGTTTTACGCTAGATGACCTACCTCTTGTTACATCAGTAGCCACGACTTGGCAAAACACTCGTTTCCAATCTTTTTCGACAAAGCTTCCAAAAGTAACAAGCTGTTACGCTGCTTGGTACGGAAATGCCGCGCTTGTTGATTTCTCGGCAGACGTCTTTGCTAACTGGAATCCCTCAAGCATTTCAAGCGGAGTCTTTAACATAGCATGGGACGGTTGCTCTGCACTCACCGCTCAATCGGTCGAGAACATTCTTGTCTCCATCGACGCATCCGGCAAATACGCAACATCCGACGGTGACCCTTATCAAAATACAGTGAATACACAACTCGCTGACGCTGGCATCGACATCGACTACGATGGAACAACTCTCAGTGCCGCGACTGACAGTGCAATAACATCTCTACGAGGTAAAGGCTGGTTAATTTTTATTAACGGCGTGGAAAGAATACCATAATTATGACAGACGAAACCCATAGATTCTTTAAGTTTAGCAACGAGGCATCCTACGAGCAGCTCACGACCGCCGGAAACGAAGCCCGAGGTCTACCAGACGGCAACGGCACTGACAGGTGGTTGGCACTGTGGGATAACACCTTTCTCGACCCTGAGACCAACAGCGACAGGTTGTATTGTGTTAAGCGCAGTGGCATCCTTGAGACCGACGACTTTGACCTAGATGGTATCGAAGAGATTAACCTTGAGACCTACCTTCAACGCCTACGCTGGGAGCCACCTATCGAAGAAGACCTAGAGATGGAAGATGAGTTAGAACTACTAGACCTACCTGACTAATGGACGAACAACAAGAACCACTTACAGAAATCGAACAGTCACGCGCTGACACAGGGTTTCGTTATTACGTCGTCAAACCCGACGAACTCTACACGGGACTTGTTGCAGCCGTAGACTCTGACCGTGGGTATCCGAACAAGCAAGGCACAACACTTACCGGACTACCACCTGTGGCTAACCTGGCTGAAGCTACCGACGGCTCAGGGCGACTTATAGCCATCGACTGCTGGAGATTCACCGCTAACGATGACGCGATGCTTGAAGATGCCGAGGGTGTCCAAGAGCTTACTCAGTTAGAGTTCCTAGCGATAAAGCCTGAGCCTGAGGAAATTATTTAATATTATATCTTTATGAAATTCACCACTGCCCAAGCGGTCTACACTAGCCTCGAAGGACACCGCTATCAATACCTAGATCGCGCCAGGTCCTGCTCGAAGCTCACGTTACCCTACGTCATGCCCGACGAAGGCCACGGACCACACAGCAGACTAGACACACCTTTTCAGGGCGTTGGGGCTCGCGGAGTAAATAACCTCGCCTCTAAATTACTGTTAGCACTCCTTCCGCCTAACGCCCCGTTTTTCCGATTGAACATCGACAGTTACGCACTGGCTAACGAAGGGGCACCTGAAGAGTTGATCTCTGAGATCGAAGAGACACTCCAGAAAGTCGAAGAGTCAGTCATGGATGAGATTAGTCGCGAGGCGTATCGCACAGCGATTCACTCAGCGCTTAAACATCTTATTATCACAGGGAATGTCATGTTGTATCTTCCTGACGAAGGGGGTATCCGGGTGTTCCACTTAGATCGCTTTGTCGTCGATAGAGATCCAATGGGCAACGTGACCCACATCGCTACCAAAGAGAACATCAGTTACGACGTGCTCGATGAAGACATCAAGGCCCAGATTGCGACTAACGGCGGACAGCCGACCGATGAGGTTCACTTGTATACTGCTGCTTGTCGCGATGGTGATGAATTTATTATATATCAAGACATTAACGGTGTCGCACTGGAGAACTCAGGGGCACGAGTTAACAAAGCGAAGAACCCGTTTATACCGCTGAGGTTCTCACGGATCGATGGTGAAAGCTATGGGCGTGGTTATGTCGAAGAATACTTAGGTGACCTACAGTCACTTGAGGGACTCTCACGGGCAATCCTTGAGGGTTCTGCTGCGGCTGCTAAGGTTATGTTCTTGGTGAATCCTAATGGAACCACCAGGGCCCGGACACTCGCAGAAGCCCCCAGTGGCGCAATAGTCCAGGGCAACGCTGCAGACGTAACGACCTTACAGCTTAACAAGATTGCAGACTTCAGGACCGCTGAGTCGTCGATTAAGGTTATTGCTGACAGGCTCGGCGCTGCCTTCTTGTTAACCTCGAATGTCGTAAGGCAAGCTGAGCGTGTTACGGCAGAAGAGATCAGGATGTTATCCCAGGAGCTTGAGTCAGCGTTAG